GCTTTCCTAAAAGATAAAAGTCGTGGGCGTCGCGGGTACGATGGTTATTTAGTAGAGGATGGGGGCGGTTTTAAAATGATTGTCGACAATGACCCAAACTATTCTATGATAACCAGGCGTTTAGGACGTAACGGAGGAAAGCTTGGGAGAGATTACACGAAAGGTGTAATTACAAAAGGCGTACGGAAGTCTGGCAAAATGGTTGATTGGGCGAGAGAGCAGGACGATGGTTCTATTGTTATGAAAGTCAGCTCACTACAGTTGTAGAAAGGAGGAAATGATGGGAGAGTATATCATTAAGATTAGTCCTGATGGGACGAGTGTGGATGTGGACGCCAAGGATTTTGTCGGAACAGAGTGCAAGGATGGCATCAACAATGTCCTCAAAATGCTTGGAAACGTTGAAGAAGAGAAGAAGAAAGATAGCTATTACAAAGAGAGCCATAGCGGCCAACAGGTAGAAGCATAAGATGGAGTCGTCAATAGTATTGATAAGTCCTAATGGAGGGACAGTACGATTTTTGTATCAAGACGGACATCCATGTTTGGAGTTAGGATCTGCTGAAATGACGCGGGCAAGTAACGTTCGTTGGTCGAAGGAAGAGCAGAAATGGCAGATTTGGTTGGTCCTTGAAGATGGATCGGAGAAACAGATAGGCCACGGATTCAAGAATAGAAGCGATGCTGTTGCTGCTGAAATTGAATGGCTGAACGAACAGCTGGAAGAGCAGAGGAGTAAAGTAAGGGTGATGTGGTTTGACGAAGTAAAATAGTGGAGGATTCGTATTATCGGCAGTATATCAAGTCTGCGTTGTGGAGGGAGATTCGGGCAGAAAAGCTGAAAATGAATCCAAGCTGTCAGAAGTGTGGAAGTACGAAGCGAGTGAATGTGCATCACAAGAATTATGATAGTTTAGGTCTTGAAGATCTGAAACGTGATTTGCAGACTCTATGCGAGTATTGCCACAGGAGTAGACATGGCCTTGCTGTTAAAAGTAGATTTGAGCCAAGATATATCCTAAGAAAAAAAGAAATAAGATGACGAAAGGCCCGAGGTGGCGAATCCTACGGGCCTTTCGTTTGGCGGTGGCAGGTTTTCATTGAGTGTGGTAGGATGAAAACCGACCTCGGTAAGAGAGAGGTGAGATGGATGGATATCTCACCAGTTGTCAAGTAAGATATCATCTTTTTTTTGCTTTGTCAACTATTTTTTTGCAATCGCTTGCAAAATGTACGGGTAGCCAAAATGCGACAAACTATGGCCGAAATGCGACAAAGAGTCGCAGAAATAAGACAAACTATGACCGAAATGCGTCTCTTCTTTAATACGAGAATAGAACAAGAATATACAAGAGAGTAGATTGCGGCGTCAAGACGCCCGCATCCGGAAAGCCTTCTTTTCTTTACTGCCAGGAGGGAAGAAAGGAAAAATTTCGCCGTGGATAAACTACTGGACAAAAAGTGAAAGCTGGGTTATAATACCGCACAAGACATTTCGACGAGAAAATAAAGTAAAAATTTTAGAGGAAAGGGGGTGACGAGTTTGGCAGACAAGAATCATTTTACGGAAGCAGGGATTACAGTATATGAAAAGCTTCTATTAAAAGATGCAGTGGTCAGTGGTTTGTGTATGGTTCCCGGTAGCAGGTCGGAGTTAGAGGTTGCGCTTTATGTCTACGGGAGGACGTTGTGTTTTAGTTATTTTTCAGGACGTATGAGGGAGATGCAATTTTACGAAGATTTTTGGCCTGGTTATACTCCACCAGTAGGTTGTTGTAGGCAGCAATTTTTTAAATCCAAAAAAAGACTTATTGAAAAAGGGGTCTTAGAAATTAAGAGAAAGAGAGCAGACTCTGCGGAGTACAGACTGAATATTCCGATGCTTCTGGGCTTGTACATAGACTGGCTGGTTAAAGGGTCTGATGATAAAATGGTTGGAAGGAGGTGCGCGAAGCTGACAGAGATTCAAAAGAAAGTGTTGATTTTCTGGGAGGGGAGGAGGTGGATGAAATTAGATAGCGCAATTAAGGAAGGAATGAGGAAGTCGGAGATGGCAAGGAAGCAGAAATACGATACGGCGATGGCGGCGGAAAATTTAAGCCAGGCGAATGTCGAGACGATTTTAAGAGGCTTGTGTGCGGAGCAAGAGCTTGGGTATTTTGATGGATGGACGCGGAAGTTAAAAAGACAGGCTAAGAACTGGCTGAAAGAATGCGAGTCGAGTGACAGCGACCCGAAGCAGGAGTTAAGTGGTTTTGTTGAGCACTTCCGGGAAATGCAAAGAAGTACGCTTCACAAGACGTGGCACGATGGAAAAGTAACCGACTTACCGATTCCGTCGCGTGTAAGTTTTGAGTTCTATTATTTGAACCGAAGGGAGATACGTGACTGGCTGGCGATTCCAAAGAACGAAAGACCGATAGTGGAAGAATATCCAGTTATAATTGAAGGGGAGGAAGATGGCGAAGAAGGAAGCGAAGAAAATAACTGAAAAAGACATAGTGTTCCCATGGGATCTGACGAAATTTAAAGGCGATGCTACAACAAAGGCGATTATATGGGAGAAGCTGGATGGACTGAAATTTCCAATTAAAAAATTGAGGACTAAGCCGCCAGAGGCTGTGAGAAAAGGAATAATCAGAGCACTGATACATTTAACGCATAGTGAAAAGAAACCGATAGTAGTCGTTGTCTCAAAGAGTTACGGATTTCTGCAAGCGCTTGCACTTTATGTTGGACCGACGTATTCATTTACGAGAGTGGGCGTACCGTGTAACCGAACGAATACAGAGGAGTTGCATTCACTTTTTAGCGCCAGAGCCCCAGCTGATATTTTTGCTGCTGACCCAGCGTGGGAGACGAGGGAGTTAATCAGAAAAGCGGGGCTGCTCGTTTGGGAAGATGTAGCTGACATGCAGCTGAATTCTTATGGAAAGGGGATGGCGGCGAGCATGCTGTCTGATCGGTGCGTGAAAGGAGGCCTGACGTTAATGACAACAACTTTCAAGGGTAAGACGTTTCAGAGGGCAGGACTCAGTGAGCTTTTCAAGGATTTGGAGAGGATGTTAGGCGATGCGGTTGCGAGGCGAATAAACGAATTTGGATTTGCTGTTCCATTTGATGTAGAAGGATATAAAGAGTTTAGCCTGAAGGTGACGGAGAAATTGTAAATGACAATTGGCCTTGGATTAATTAAGAAGTTATTAGATACGAAGGAGCTGTTGACTGATTTAAAAGACAAGGGAGTCGACGATGACTCTTTTGTAGGTGAAGAGCTGAAGGTGTATAAGTTTCTCAAACGGCATCTTGCGGAATACGGAGTGTATCCAAAGGAAGAGACAATAGATGCCGAGGTCAATGTGTCGCTACCGGAGCTGACGGATGAGCCGATTGAGTACTGGATAGACAGAGTTGAAAGAAGAAGAATGTCGAGGCTGATAACAGAAGCAGCTGAGCAGATGATGGAGGCGTGTTCAGAAGGTGATGTTGACGTTGCCCGAGGAAAATTAAGGGACTGTTTCCTTGAGCTTGAAGCAAGGAGCCCGACGCACCGAGTAGACGATTTGGTGAGGAAGGCACAGTTGGTATTGATAAAGCATGATAGGCTGAGGAATTCAGGAGAAATGGACGGCGTTCCGTTTGGATTGGATTACCTGGACCAAGTATCGAATGGGGCACAGCCTGGTGATACAATAGCGATTGTTGGTAGGCCTGGTATGGGGAAGTCATATTTCGAGTTTGCCATGGCGAACTATGCATATGATGCAGGCAAGTGCCCGTTGGTGGTTACCTTAGAAATGCCAGCCCTGCAGTGTGCCAGGAGAATAATGGCTCTGAGGACGAGGGTCCCGACGGATTTAATCCGAAAGGGTAGGCTTGGGCACTGGGGCCGAATGCGGTTGGAGGAGGGAGTAGGCAACCTCATGGGGAACACAGATAGGCCTTTCTGGCTGTTAGAAGGTGAACTCAAGAGTACGATTGAGGACCTCGTATTAACGGTGCGAGAATTGAAGCCGGATGCCCTGTATGTTGACGGAGCTTATTTGCTGCGATCAAAGGAGAACATCAGTGCAAGGTGGGAGAGAGTATCCCAGACAGCGGAATTTTTGAAGATGATAGCCACGGAGTTCTCGATTCCGGCGATAGCAACATATCAATTTAACAGGCGAGGGGCGGGGAAGCTGGAGAACATTGCTTATACCGATGCAGTTGGCCAATTGGCGAGTATCGTCATCAGTCTGGATGAGGATCTGACAGAGGAAAGAGAGAGGGAGTCGGGGGTATGGAAGGCAAGAACTTTCAAGATACTGGAGTTGTTAAAGGGGCGGGAAGGCGAACGCGGTAAGATTCAGGTGCTGTACGACATGTCGAGGATGCTGATAGAACAGACCGAGGTATTAAGTGGTTATAGGTAGTGCAAGCGCTTGCAAAAGGAGGATGGCGTGGAGAAGTTGACGTTGTGGGCAGGAAATGCCGGAGACTGGCATCCGTTGGTAATAGATATGGGGCTGCTCCAGAGGCAAAAGGAGTGGCTGTACGCGGAGAGTAAGCTGATGCCGAGAAGTAATGCAGATGCGACTACGAATAGACGGGATGCCGATATGATAGATGGCATGATCGAGATGTTGGAGTGTATCCAAGACGTGGCAGAAATTTTAGAACGAAAGGAGGTGAACAATATGGAGGAAAAGACTGTCGAAATGAAAGACATTGCGGGCCGGGATGTTGGAGACGAGACCTTGGAGTGCGATAGTTGTGGAAGGTTTTTTGGCGCGGACCAGGTGTTGGACAAAGGCACGGAAGAAAAGTATCCAGAGACTGGGGCAAAAGGGCAGTGCCCGGCCTGCGGCGGCTTGGTTTATGTGAAGAAGTTTTTAGATGCCAAGATAGCTGGAGACGCGGAGAAGAAGGAATGAACGAAGAGGGCATACTGAAATTTTTAAGAGCACTTGACGTTGACATGGAGAGTGTCCGTGTAGGTGACAAATGGGTGAATAGTCAATGTCCGATGGCAGCGTGGATGCATGCAGGAGGTGTTGACGTTCATCCGAGTTTTGGTATTGCAATCGACGAAGAAAGGAGGTCGGTTTACTACTGTTTTGGTTGCACGTTTGAGGTTCGTGATCTATCGAGGTTACTTCATAATATATGGTTGATGTCTGGAGCGTACCCGCACGAGGCTGCTGGCATATTTGCAAAGTATGAAAACCATGATAGCGGAAAGCCAAAGAAGACGACGCCGGATGGGTGGCTTCGAATTAGAGAGAAGAAGAAGGTGAAGCCGCTGCCGCCAAAGCTGTTGAAGTTGTACCCGCTTTTACAGGCACAACGGGGATACGAGAAGAAACGTTGTATAGCTTTTTTGGAAAGAGAGAGAGGCATCCCTGAGTGGGTGGCGAATATGTGCGGTGTAAGATTGGATACGGATAACTCGGCGTTAGTGTTCCCGCTGACGAATATCCTTGGGAGTATTTATTACCTGCGGGAGCGATTGCGGAAGTCGAAGACGATGTGGACTGTGAATGCTGATGTATCAGGAGTAGATATTGATTTTCCGAGCCTGAAAGATGTGGGTGTCTGGTTTAACATGCACAACATTGAATGGACAGAGCCAGTGATTTTGGTAGAGGGAGAATTAGATGCCATGAGGCTGATAGCGTTGGGACGGCCAAACGTAGTAGCCGCGACGACCAGTAACCTTACGGATAAACAGATCGATGCCCTGGCAGGAGAGACGTTGTGGTTGGGGTTCGATGCTGATAAGGCGGGTGAGTTTGCACATGCCCGTATCTCAGACAGAATAGGCAACACTGCGGAGATGTGGCAGCTAAGATGGGATGTGGCAAGAAAAAAAGACGGAAAGAGGTGTAAGGATGCCGGTGATTTACACGACCGGGATTCGCTGGATGATGTGCTGAGGAGAAAGAGGAAATTTTAAATTGACGAAAGACAAAAGCTATGTTATCATGAACGCTAAAAAAGAAGGGAGAAAAAGATGGCAAAGAAAAAGTCGTGGTTTGTAACAGGAAAAAAGGGGATAGATGAGTCGCGGAAAGTAGACGACCAGGCAAAGGCGAGGAGAGACGCAAGGGGGCCAATGAGATTCTGGCTTGATTATGATTCATCTGCGAAATTGACGTTTCTGGACAGTCCGAAGTTTTTCTGTTGGGAGCACAATTTGAAACTGCAAGGCCGGTTTAATAATTTCTTTACCTGCATTAAGGACGTTGATACATGCCCATTGTGTGAGGCAGGCGACAACCCGTCTTATGTGGCTGTGGCAACTGTTATCAGTCACAAGAAATGGAAAGACAGTGACGGCGGAGTCCATCAGAATCAGAAGATGTTGTTCGTTGCAAAAGGTAGAGCCAGGCAAAGACTGCTGAAGCAGCTGGAGAGGCGTGAGGATGATTTGAAGTATTGTGCGTATGAGCTTGCGAGAGGATCAGGCTCCACCGAATGTAATACCGGAGAAGATTTCGAGTTTCTCAAGAGGCTGACAAAGAAGCAGCTGGGCGGCCTTCAGCTTGACGATCTGGAGCCCTTTGACTACGAAAAAGAGTTCGAGCCAAAAGAGGCCAAGGAGCTGAGGAAGTTGGTCGGAGCTGCGGCTCCTGTTGGGGCTGAGGATGAAGATGAAGATGAAGGAAAAAGCAAAAAGACGAAAGAGCCAGAGGAAGAGGATGAAAAAGATGAAGGCGAAGCTCGATCGATTGACGATCTACTCTAAGTTTAAAGGGGCCAAGTGGCGTACAGCAAAGTAGCATTAACGAATTATCTGTGGATTCCGAGAGCCGAGTTGAAAAGTGTTGAATCAGCCAAACGGATGCTGACTGTTAGAAGTAAGTGGGAAGACAGAACTGAGGTTGAGCTTTTCGACGATTCGAATAAAAAATGGTTTGGAGTTCCAAGGTATTTTTACCGTGATCCGAAGCTGGTCGCAGATGAGGTGTTAGACCACCAGATTGACGGGAAGCCTGCTGAGATTGGATTCCGGTCTGAATTCTGGCCGGGGCAGGAGAAGGTGATAGCTCAGTTCAGTTTGATGCGACAGCGTGGCCGAACTGGGTTTATTCTGGAGGCTCCGCCTGGCTTTGGCAAGACTGTCTGTCTGATCAAGATGATGTCTATCCTGGGCACAACGGTCCTGGTAGTCGTTCCAAGGTCGAATCTCACTCACCAGTGGCATGATAGATTGATGAATCATAGTAATTTGAAGCTGAAGGATATCGGCTTTGTGATGGACGGTTCTGTGGATGCGGACTGGAAGCATAGAAAGGTGATGATAGGCCTGGTTCATACACTTGCCCTTGACCGCTTTGGCCCTGAGTTCAAGAAGCACTTTGGTTGCGTGATATTTGATGAGGTCGACAGGTCGGTTCCGCCTCAGACATTTTCAACAGTGGCAGCGATGTTTCCGGCGAAGTTTAGAATAGGAGCCTCGGCAACGCTTAAAAGAGGGGACGGTCTGGAAGCAGTATTCGAGAAGCATATAGGCCAGACACTGATCCATGGTAAAGGTGGAAAAAGAATGAGGGCGAAGGTCTTGATGGTAATGTGGCCAGAGGATTCTGGATTCGTTTATCCATCGAGTAAAAAGATGAACAGAAGGGGAATGTTGATTTCAAGACTTGCCACCAGCCCAGGACGAAACCTGATGCTGTGTAGATGGATCAAAATGATGTATAACTCGGATCGGAAGATCCTGGTTCTTGCGGATAGGACGAAGCAGCTGATGTTGCTGAGGGATATGTTAGAAGCGAGGCAGGGGATTCCGAGATCCGACACCGGCCTTTATGTTAGTCGTATTCCAACGAAGAAGAAGAGAGACAGGGCGGGGAAGATGAAGCAGACGTATCGAAAGGTGTCGCAGGGAGAACGAGATCGTGTTGCAAGCGCTTGCAAAGTCATTCTTGCTACATACGGAATGATTTCCCTGGGGACGGATATTCCAGAACTGGCAGGCCTGCTGTATGCTACACCGCAGTCGAGTGTGGAGCAGTCTAAGGGGAGGATTGAGCGTTTTGTAGAAGGCAAGAAGCAGCCAATAGTTGTGGATATTGTAGATACGTTTTACAGAGACACCCTTAACTGGGCAAGCAGCAGACGGAAGCATTACAAAGGTAAAGGACTCGACATCAGGGTTGTACGATGAATTATTATCAACTATATTATCAGATAAAAAGGGATAAGATACGGAAGCGGAAGAAGGAGAGGTACTGGTACGACGAAGAGCATAGAGAGAAGGTGAAGAAGGCCGCCCGTGATTACCAGAGGAGTCGTGCAAAGGATTCGAGAGCAGATCGTATGATGATAATTTCTACTGCCGGAGTCCGGTATCTTACGATTGGAAGAATTGCCCGGATGATAAGGAGAAGCATCTATATGGTGAGAGAGTATCACAGATTAGGGGTTATCCCGACACCGACTCAGTTCAATGCCAGAGGTTGGAGACTTTACACGCGGGAGCAGGCGAATCTTTTACAGCATACGTTCAGAAGGTGGGATAGAAGAGAGTTTGAATGTCTGGCTCAGGTTGGAGCTGTTTTACACAAGAAATGGAGGGAATATGACAGAGAGGAAGACGACGAAGAAAGTAGGGCAGCAGGAAGCAACGGTTGATGTAACATCGACGGTTCTTGGCAAGACCAAGAGAAAGTCGAAGAGGATTAAAATACGTCCGTTTGTTACCGAGCCTGCCCATGTGGGTGTGAAGTTCGGAACCTCATTTGAAGCTGGCGATGGAAAATGGGTGAAAGTAGATGTCATGTTGAATTCACCCTGCTATAAAGAGGAGATGGTTGATGTTTTTCATAACTTGTCAGATCTTGGTGATGCGCTGATAGACGGTGAAGTGGAAAGACTGACGAAGGAGATTGAGGAATGACGAAGAAAAAGACGGAAAGTAGCGACTCCGTCAAGCTGGAACACGTCATTAAGCAGACGAATGAATTGTGTGGCCCTGGCACGATGTTTCTGGGTTCGGGGCTACCGAAGGACCCGCCGAGGCTGCCTACTGGAGTATTCTCGGTTGATTTTGCGATAGGTGGCGGGTGTCCGGTTCATGGTACGTCGTGTTTCTGGGGGCCGTTTACTGGAGGTAAGACGACGCTGGCAATAAATGCTGTCAGAATGTGCCAGAGTATTTGCTGGAGATGCATGAATCTCCTTGAATTCTGTACCTGCTCAACGAAACCGATTGAGATGAAAGCTTATTGGGGAGACGTAGAGGGTACGTTAGATAAGGAGTGGGCCGAAGCTGTAGGCGCTGACCCAGCGAAGTATGTTGTGGGCCTTGCAGATTATGGAGAACAGCATGTTAATATAGCTGACTCGGCCCTGCGGGCTGATGATTGTGGCCTTGTTGTCGTAGACTCGTTGGCAGCGATGTCACCTGCAGCTGAAATGGAAGCAGCTGAAGAGAGTAAATTCATAGGGCAGCAGCCGCTCATGATAACGAGGATGGTCCGTAAGCTGAAGCAGAGGCTGATACGAGAGAGAAAACGGGGGCATCCGTGTTTGGTTATTTTCACGAATCAAAGAAGAATCAAGATAGGACAGATGTTCGGAGACCCGGAGACGATGCCAGGGGGGCAGGGCCTGCAACACGAATTTAGTCTTCTGCTGAGATGTGTGAAGAAGGCTCTGGTAAAAACTGGAATCGATGCCAAGTACGTAGATGGAAGCCGATCGTTCGATAGAGCGCATCGGCATTCTTTTTCGGTGAAGAAGAGAAAGGTGCTGACAATGTCAGGCATCGGAGAGTATGTTAGAGTCCTTGAGAAGATTCCAGAGTTGGGAGTGAAGAAAGGGATGATCGATGATTTTAGCACGGTGATGACGTATGCCAAAGAGTACCAAATTGTGGAGAAGGCTGGGACGAAGTGGAAGTATTTTGACTTTTCGGCAAAGAAGTTAGAAGACATTAAGAACTTGTGGAAGAAGAAATGGCCAGAATACATGCGGACGCAGAGAGAGATTATAGAACGTGCAAAGGAGAGGTTGAAGTAGTGCCTATACGAAGAGGAAGCAAGAGGCCAGCCGCTGCGAGAGCCAGACTTGGGAACCGGAGATATGTTACAAGACTGAATGGTGAGCAGGCGCGGTTGTATGTTGTTATGGCAGAAGATGCACTCGTAAGACGTCTGCCGGAAGCTGCTGTGGTCCACCACTTTACGGGAGATCAGTTAGTTGTATGTGAAGATCAGGCCTATCATATGTTGCTGCACCGTAGAGCAAGAGCTATTGAGGCCTGTGGGTGTGCTGGCTGGATGAGGTGTGTCTTTTGCAAGGAGTATGATGATCCAGAGAATATGCATGTACGAGGAAGTCGAGCGTACCATAGAAGTTGCCTCAATTCGTATGACCGAAGGAAAAGAAGGGAGGCACGAGATGCCCCATCATAGTTGCTCTGTTTGCAAGCGCTTGCATATCATCCCGACAGATCAATGGAAGTTGCTGGATGCCGGAGATTTTGTTTGTTCGAAGTCTTGTCTTTTACGTTGGCTTGATCGCCACCTTGATAAGAATTTCAGAGTGAATCCGGGCAAGCTGGCAATTGAGAGGGCGGTAACACTGTGGGATGATAGAAAAGATCAGCCGCTGTTCAGGTCGATGTATGAGAGGGTATTTGCGGATTTTTTGACGAGCCAAGCAATCTTGTGGGATTATGAGAGGTTCGGCTTCTTTGTAGGTAATACAAAGACGTACATGCCGGATTTTTTCCTCTCGCAGCATGGAGTATTTTGTGAGACTAAGGGGAAATGGGGGCTCGGCCAGAAGAAGAAGTTGGCGATGTTTCGTAGCCAGTATCCGGAGGCCCCATTGCTGGTAGTGCCATGGGTTGTGCACGGAGATTTTTTTCCCGACAAGGGTGAGGAAAATGAAAGCTGAAAATTGGTTCGAGGAATTCGGCCACGATGTTTTTTACTGCTGAAAGGAGAGTCGTGTCTTTTGCAAGAAGAATAGTACGAATAGGACGCCCAGTCGAGAGAAAAATTGATCTTGATGATGTGGAGAGGAGCGGCAATCCGAATGCCATAGCTGCGAATGTTGTTGAACTGCAGACAGAGGTTGAGAAAATGAGAATAGGAGGGCCACGTGCTTCCTCTCTTTACGGTGCCTGTATTAGAATGCATGTGTTAGGCACGATTTATAAGAGGGAGAAGAAGCAGTGGGAGTCCTTCAAAGACAGAGTGACGTTTGGGATAGGGAACGCTATCCATTTTTGGATGCAGAACACGCCGGATGTATTCGGGAGCCGGAGACGAGGATGGTGGAAGTGTAGCGCCTGTGGACGAGTAAGATATTTTGGCGGACCACCACGACGTCCGTGCGAGCACTGTGGCGCGAAGAAAACAGCCACGTTTTACCACGAGCATTACATGAAAGTTAGAGAACCGTTGATAGTGACCGGCCACCCGGACATGTTTTGGGAGAAGACTAATAAGGTGTTTCGGGTATGTGAGCTGAAATCTATCTCAGGGGAAATGTTCCCGTCACTGGCAGCTCCTCTGATAGCTCATGTCTGGCAGGTGCAGACGTACATGTGGGGGAGCGAGTTTGATAAAAGCTTACCGATAGATGTTGACAGAAATGTTGGCTATATTCTGTACGTGTCTAAGAAGGAGCACACAGATCAGATTCCGGTGAAGATGTTTCCGGTGAAGAGAGATGAGGCTTTGGTGTTGAGGATAAGGGCGAAACTGGGGGCCTATGTTAGAGGAATGAAGGAGTATCCTAAGTGGCTGCCTCCGATGGATAGCCACTGTGAGACTTCCAAGTTGAGCAGCTATAGGGCCAGGTTTTGTCCGGTAAGGGAGGAGTGCGGAAGAGCATGGCGGAAAGAATCGACTACGGCAAAAAGAAAGACAGGGCGATCCTCGGGAAAGTAGAAGCTAAAATTTTGGCGTATGACCAATTGCTCGAAGTTTTTGCCTATGAGGCTACTGCGGAGGTTACCCGTACTTTTCGGCTGGAGGATGATAGAGAGCAGATTATAAGTGAGGAAACGGTTCTGACGTTGAAATGTAAAAGCTATGAGGTTGAAACAAAGGTTCACGATAGAGATTGGGGTGGTATGTGGGAGCCTCCGATGTGTGATGAAGCGTATCTCGAAAATATTAAGGAGTTCAGAAAATGGCCGAAGACAGGATCAGGAGCCGTACGAGTGATACGGATAGGAAGAAAGCAGGAGTAGTAGGCCTTGATTTGAGTCTGACGGGAACAGGGCTCGCACGCTTGGAGTGGACGGAGAATGGCCGTCTGTTGGAGCTGATGACGATTGGAACGAGGGCGTCGTTTGGAACTCGCCTGGAGCGTTATTGGGAGACGGTCGAAAGAATTAGAAAGGAGGTGATAAAAGAGGACGTAGTTTTTGTCGAAGATTTTGCTTATCGGATTAAATCGAAGCAATCGAGCTTGGCAACTTTGGGGGAACTGAATGGAGTTGTGAAGGTTGTGATGTGGAAGTGGACGAGGCGTCAGCCGATGTTGATCGGGCAGGGACAGTGGAAGAAGTTTCTGTGCGATAATGGAGCATTAAAAAAGGACGAGTTCAAGTTACGCATCTATAAGAAGTTCAAGGTCGAGTGCAAGACGAATGACGAGGCCGCAGCTTATGCTATGGCAGATCTGGGGTGGCATTTAATAGGGAGGCCCGGAAGGAAGCTGTCTGGGTACGAAGTTAAAATAGTGAACGATCTTAGAAAGAAGTATGGCGAAGCCCTGAAGAGCCCCGGATGAGGGTAAATCTTGACAAAAGGTGCTGATCTGTTATTACTATGGTACAAAAAAATTACGGTGAAAGGAGGTGAAAAAGTTTGGCGAAATTGGTAGGAGATTATAAAAGTCCCACCGTACAAGATTTTATGCAGGCAGGGTATCCATGCCTATTCATGCCGACAGTAGAAGCAGAAGTTGCTGAGAGACGAGTCAAAACGGCGATAAAAGGACTTGGCCTCGAATCCATGCGGTACTGTGTGTGGAAGGTAACAACTGGCTTGAAGGTTGGCAGCATAGGTGAGTCACCTGAGACTTGGGAGAAGAAGCGCCCAGTCCAAGAAGATCTGTTAGATGCTCTCGCTTGGGTAGAAGTGGAACGTGATCCCGTAGTCGCAGTTTTTCACAACTGCAGGCAGATTCTGGGAACGCATCCTATTATTCAGCAGATGATCGATACGATTATGGCAGGAAGGCTCAAAGGTTCTCATTTAATCATAGTCGGTCCGTATTTGGAGCTGGCACCGGAGTTGAAGAACCTGGTGACGTGGTGCGACTGTCCATTGCCGACACAGGCACAGTTAGCGAAGGAGTATGGTAGAATCGTAACAGCCTATAAGGACGAGATTAGTATTCCTGAAGACAAGGAAGAACTTGCTGATCTTTTGAGGGCTGCAGGAAGTGCTGCTGTTGGACTGGATATGCTGGGAGCGGAGAATGCGCTTGCGTTAAGTTTGGCACTGAAGGAGACTGTCGATGTACGTGTGATTCAGGCACAGAAAGAGCAGGAGGTTAGGAAGTCTGACGTCCTTGAGTTCATCAAAGCTGATGATACGATGGAGGATGTTGGAGGGTTCGCAGCTATGAAAGTATGGCTGAAAAGGCGTCAGAAAGTTTTTACAGACGAAGCCAGAGAGTACGGCCTGCCGTATCCGAAGGGGATGTTGATTGTTGGACCGGCTGGAACTGGTAAGTCGTTGACGGCCAAGGCAGTAGCATCGTTTTTGCGGCTGCCCTGCTTAAGGTTAGACATGGGGAAAGTGTTCAGGTCACTGGTGGGAGAATCTGAGGCGGCGATTCGTATGGCGCTTCAGGTGGCAGAGGCTGTCAGTCCAGTTGTATTGTGGATGGATGAAATTGATAAAGGGCTGGCTGGAATGCGTGGCAGTGGAGAACTTGACTCTGGAGTCACTGCAAGGGTCGTGTCGACGGTGCTGACGTGGAGGCAAGAAACTCGATATCCTGTGATGCTGGTAGCGACGGCAAATGATGTTACTACGCTGCCATCAATGGTTTACAGGAAGGGGCGTCTCGATGAGGTATGGGCAACGGATTTGCCTATGAAAGAAGAGAGGGAGGAGATTTTTCGAATTCATATTAGAAAGAGGGATCGAAACCCGAAGAAGTTTAATATTGAGATGCTTGCGGTAAAGGCGGAAGAGATGACGGGCTCAGAAATTGAGGGATGTATAGAGGATGCCATGTTTTCTGCTTTTGATGATGGAGTAGAAGTGAATACTAAATACGTTTTGAAATCTCTGGACGAGACTATTCCACAAGCACAAAGAGATCAAGAGGAAATTAAGGTAATACGAAAGTGGGTAGAGTCCAGAGCGAGGCTGGTGTCGGGAGGTGAGAAGATGCCGAAAGGTAAAAAGGCAACCGTCCGGAAATTACGAACAGAGAAGAAGGAGAAGATTAGGAGGTAGCGAATGGCAAAACAGAAGGTGACCACGAAGACTGGGAACAGCTCGGCGACTGGGAGAGCTGCTCGGTCGAAGGTGAAACAAAAGCGGACAGAGATTGTGAGGAAGGCAATAGTCGAGGCCAAGAAGAATGTCGAGACAAGCTTTATTGACCTATCACTGTTGTTGTCGGAGGCGTACCACAAGGAGTTCTATATTGGTTGGGGGCACGATACCTTCGAGGACTATTGTAAGGATGAGATTGATATCCTATATCGAAAGGCCATGTATTACGTGGATATATGGGATAAAGTGAAGTCGTTGGGGCTGCCGAAGGCGAAGGTGTCCAAGCTTGGCTGGACGAAGATGAAGGACATAGCTGCTGTTATCAACGAAAAGAACGCTAAAGAGTGGCTGGAGAAGGCAGAGAAAATGACTTCCAGGGAGCTTACTGAGGCCGTCAAGATAATACGCAAGAAAGATACCGCAGGGGCAACGGTTCCAGTTGTTACGACGATGACGCTGCGAATGTCTGAGTCGGAGTCGAATATTATAACTGAGGCCATAGAGGAAGCCAAGAAGCTTTGCGAGTCTGATAACGCAGTAGTAGCCCTGGAGATGATCTGTCAGGACTGGCTGGCTGATAAAGGAGTTACGCCAGAGAGAACCTCACTTGACGATTTCGTGACTTTCTTAGAGGCTACGTACAATGTGAAGATGACGTACAAAGCCAAAAAGAAGGGAAAAGCGACAAAGGCCGAGGCTAAAAAGGTGGAAAAAGCTGCGGAGAAAAAGGCAGCTGACCGTAAGAATGGGAAAGAAGGAAAGGAAGAGGAAGCGAGTATAGAGGATCTCCTGGGTGAGGAAGAGGGAGAAACGAATCTTGAAGATGTCCTTGACCTTGAGGATTAATTTTGCAAGCGCTTGCAAGAGTATGGGCCGGTTTATCCCGGTCCATATTTAAAAAAGGAGGTAGGCGATGGATTTTATAGTTCCATACAGGGTTGCAACTGACCCGTTTAGAGAGGAGGTTCTGAAAGCCTTTGATGACGTGCTGACTTCTGGAATGTTTGTTCTTGGAGATAGAACCAGAGACTTTGAAGAATCGTTTGCCAGTTCCCATGGTAGGAAGTTTGGCATTGCAGTGAACAGTGATACGGCAGCGCTGGAGATGGCGCTGCTTTTGTCGGCAAAGAAGAAAGATATGGATGTGTCCGACCTGATAGTGTTGATGCCCGACACGTCGTTCTATGGTTGTGCCAACGTAGCTCTGAGGATGGGAGCCGAAGTCGCTGCCGTTCCTTCTACCATTTCCAATGGGATCATGCCTACAGTCGGGCAGGTTAGTGAGGCTATCAGCACATTTTCCGATGTTCATAGGAAGCGGTTGGTCTACCTGGCGGTTTATACAGCGGGCACCGTGGGTTTAGATTCTTTGGAGACGATAGATTGGTTGACCAGCCTCGGAATCCCGGTGATTGAGGATTGTGCCCACTGTCACGGTGCTACCTATACCGATGGAAGGCTTGTGGGCTCGGCTGGGCCTATCTCTACATTTTCTTTTTACGCTACAAAGATGATTCACTCAGGAGAAGGAGGGATGCTATTAGTTGATGATGATGATTCCGACGAGTTTCTTCGGACCTACAGGAATTACGGAAAGGATTCGTCTGATCTGGCAGATCCAGTATTTGCGGATTCTCTGATCTTAGGTTACAACTGGAGGATGACGGAGTTTCAGGCAGCCCTTGGGGCTATCTTGTGGAAGCATTACAAGCAGATTTGGATGGGGAGGCGCAAGGTGGAACTTGCATACGAGGGACACTACGGTTCTTTCCAGGACCCCGGGGCTTCCGTGATTTGGCGTCTTGGAGTAGATGGAGCCAGGGGAACGAAGTTGTCGCCGAATCTGTATAGGTACATTGTGATTGTAGACTGGATGGATACGGTGGAGAAGAATTACCAGGTTTATGAAAGAATGAAGGAACGAGGTATAGGCCTTCAAGCTAAATGCAATTCTAAGCCGCTGAGTAAAATGGCAGTTTTTCAGGAGCACAAGAATTTCAGTATTTTCCCGGACAAGTTAGGAAGTCCTACAGATGCCGAGGGCTATTGTATGAAGCACTTATGTCTTCCCATATACCCGACACTTACTGTTGACGAAGCCGAGTATGTGGCTGAGAGTCTAACGGAGGTAGCCGATGGAATTCGTTGATAGACAAAAGTGGCATGATTGGTACGCTCCTTTGCCTGTTGTGATGATAACATCGAAGAATCGTGATAGAAGTTTCAGGTGCTCACCGTTTACCTGGGTTCTACCGTTGTCGAAGAAGTCGGTAGTGGCTGTCATGATGAGAAAGGAGTCTAAGACGCTGGGTAACGTCGAAAGAGAATGGGTGCCCGGAGGTAACAGTTTGAAGCTGGTACTGAGCTGGCTGCCTGGGGACGTAAAGTTGGCCCAAAAAGTTTTAGAGACAAGAAGGCCAGAAGCACCGTATGAGTTTAGTCTTTCGAAGGTTGATGGGTGGTCGCTTCCGGTTCCTAAAATGGCGATTGCTTCCCACCTCTGCTCTATAAACGGCATTTTTAGCGCTCCTCTCATGAACCTGACGACTCATAGGCTGGTAAGCCTGAGCATAGAAGAGGAGATAGTCTTTCGGGAGGATGCCTCTCCATTGATGTTCTCGCATTCAAAGTTGTTTTATGATTTGACGCCGTACAAAGTCAGGGGTTATTGATTGACAAATTAGGTCAGTATGATATAATCAAATAAAAACAGGATGTTAGGATGCGCCAAGACGATCTCACTTACGGAGCCCACTCGGGGATTCAAAAAGCAATCAGACGAGGAGATCTTGATCTAACGAAAACGTGCCTCGATATCATGTGGCCGGTCAAGAAAGAAAGAAACTGGCTAAAGTGGAGGGTGACGGTTCTTGTGGAGGAAGATGTTTTCGGGATGATAGGAGAACTCCCGAAGTTTTTTGCTAAGGTTAAAGGCCTCCATGGAGCTGCGGAAGCGAAGACGTGGAGGAAGTTCCTGTATGAGCTGACCCTATGTAAGAAAGCCAAAGACGCGGAGGCCTTATACTGGGCGTCAGAGTTGCCGGAACAGGAAGATGATCACGAAGAGCTGAAGGAATTCCGTTTCTGGCGGGGAATGGCAACAAGTCCAGTCGAAGTAGCAGAAGAAATGCTGAAAGATATCGTGGACAGCAAGTACAGAAAGTTATCTGAGTACGAGTTGAATGCGGTAAAGCTTCTCTCAAGTAGAACGAAAATGGGAGGGATGTCGGCAGATCGGTTTGCCTGTGTCTCAGGTATGCTTTTGGTAGCTATGCGGGGGTTAGATGAGGAAGCAGTAGAAGAAGAGCTGTCGAGTGGGTTTAAAAGGTGGAAGAAAGAGAAGGACAGAAAACCGAGGACAACGAGTCTGGGGTGGTATGTATTTGATATTCACACTGTGGTAGGAAAGTTTGCCAGTTCGGTGTTTATGAAGAGGAAGGCGAGAAAGTTCGGGTTGAGCAAAGAGAAGCTTCACCAGATATGGTTCGATCTTGAATCTGCCTGGATTCCGACTGATCTAATGAAATTGGTTCCTTATAATTTGGATGGCAAGTTGACCTGTTTCGATAGTATGTGGTGGCCGTACATGGTTAAGAGGGATCTCGCCTATGCGGATTATTCGGCGAGACAGGTGAAGAAGCTGTGGGATACGAAGATTAGGAAAGAACTGAAGTCGATAGTCGAGTGGTGCATGGAAAAAAGATCGGACGATGAGGGGGAATAGAAATGGAGTTTCTGACTGTAGGGGAGATGGCAACGAATTTTGAGACGCAGAAGCACATTAATACAGTACGTCGAGTGATGTTGCGTTTCATGCATGAGCTTGAGGCAAGAGCAGACGACCATGATATGTCGAAGCTTGAAAGGCCGGAGGTTACTGGTTTTGAGAATATTACGAAGAGTCTGGGCGGCCTTACGTATGGGAGCCCAGAATACAGACAGGCGCTGCGATGGGAAAAGCCGACGATTGATCATCACTATGCGATGAACAGACATCACCCGGAGCATTTTGGGGAGGGTGTCAGCGGAATGAATCTGATAGACGTTGTGGAGATGCTTTGTGATTGGCTGGCAGCGACGGAACGTCACGATGACGGTGATATCTGGAAGAGCCTTGAAGTGAACAGAGCCCGTTTCGGAATTTCAGACCAGCTGATGCAGGTTCTGAGCAACACGGTTCGATTTCTCCAGAAGTAGGAATTGCAAGCGCTTGCAAGATAGGTAAGGAGGATTAAATGTCAGAGCTGGTCGAAATAGACTATGATGAAATTGCGAAGGAGACGGAGCTGGCGTTCTGTTTTAAAATTGGAGATGACGAAATCTGGGTGCCGAAAAGTGTTGTGGAGGGTATCGACGAAAGTACAGTAGAAGTACGGGAATGGTTTGCGGTCGATAAAGGGCTGGTGTGATAATGATTCTTGGTGATGGGTCTCTTGTCAGAGGGCAAGAGGCCTTGAAGTGTTTTAAGGCTATAGGCACAGGAGTTGAGATTGGCGAGTTGGTGAAGGTGTCGAGGCCTGATCTGATTGAGGTTGGCGATTACACGCTGATCCATGATTTTGCCGTATTAATAGGGCACTCAGGCTTTACTCTCGGCAGGCATGTTCAGATATGCTCATATTGCCTGCTCGGAGGATCTGGAGACGGAGTGTTGAAGATTGGGGATTATTCTACGTTGGCAGCAGGTACAAGGGTTTATACCATTGTAGATGATTTTCACGGAGAGTTAGGACTCGCGGGAGCGTTTATTCCGGATGATCTTTGTGGTTGCTGGAATGGTGATGTATTGATAGGTAAGTATGTCAGCGTGGGCGCGAACTGTGTGATTCTACCGAGTACGTTTTTAGGAGATGGAGTTGCGCTGGGAGCCTTAAGTCTGGCAAAGGGAAGCCTGTCTGAGTGGCTGGTGTACGGAGGTGTTCCGGCCAGGCCGTTAAAAACCAGAAAGTCAGATGTTATTTTGGAGAACAGTAGAATTCTGGATTCTCGAAAGGAGAATGTATGAGGATAGCAGCGGTAGCGTGTTGTAGTCATACGAACGCTCTCTCAGAGCCCGAAGTCCTGATATATCAGAGGATGGCAAGGGTGATACGGAAGTTCCGAAATGGGACGCTATACCTCATTCTCCCGGCTGATTTGAGGTTTATAGATAAGGTCCCGAAGGTAGAGGGCCTGCACTACGTGAAATTGGGGAAGTATAGAAGATTTAACGAGCTGATGGGAACGATGCCTCCTAATCTTGACGAGTACCTGAATTACGGATACCCGAAGCTGTTTGCTGATGCTGTCATGGTAGTCAGGACCGGCATTGCCGGACATATTCAGAGGATGCTATGGCGAGGAGAAAAGGAGTATATTCCTGTAATTGTAGATGAGGCCATGGCAGCAGATTACAGTTCTCCGATGTTGAAGAATCTTGAGGATATTGATCTGATCTCACGGTCGTTTTCATATGCAATGTGCCAGCCCATTTTTCACACGACCCTGGAGAAGGCGACTGCGCTCCGGGCCTGTAGGCGATTCTTTAAAGAGAAGATTTGTAGCGAGGTAAGCAGGAAGTCGTGGATTGCTGTTAAGGGGATTTCATTTGAGAGAGTGAGGCGGGTGAAGAGTAAGGTAAAGAGGAAGAATGCCAAGTTTACCTTGTTTTTTGGTGGACGCCTGAATGCCATGAAGAGGAAGCGATTCCTTGTAGAAATCTACGAGAAGTTTTTCGCTGCGGGTAGGCCGATAAGGATTGTGATCACGAGCCCGACTGGGTGGACCCCGGGGGAGAGGATTCCACCAGGCTTTGAGGTTTTAGAACGTGTGCCCCCTGACGAGTTTGTAGAGAGATGTTGTAAAGCCCATGCGTACCTGGCTTCATCGAGGATAGAGGGATTCTCAGTAGGCTTTGTAGAACAGCTGGTAACGGGTATAGTTGCAGTTTTGCCTGATCTCCCGTGGGCAGCGGCACTGTTGAAGGATAGGTGGTCAAAGTATCCGTTTAAGTACAAGAACGGAAATCAAGCCTATGGATGGCTAAAGTGGATTTACGAGAATTACGAGGAAGCATGCAAGAGGATTTCGTGGGTGCCGGAGTGGGTAGAAGAGGAATACCACGAGGAGAAGTGCCTCCTGGATATTCATGATAGGATCAAGAATCTCGTAGCCGGAAGATGGCCGCCCCCGAAGCTCGGAGGGACGAAGAGGCTGAACCCGAATTCACGGTTGGTGTTGAGTCATGTAGACCGCATGCCTAAAAAGTTCCATATCCGGGATCTCATACAATCGATTGTTAGAGGCGATGACAATGCTTACCGAATTGCTTGTTTTAGCCAAGGCTCTAAGGGCAGATTCACAGCGCAGATGATGTACATGTTTCTGTCTGAGCTGCCATGGCTGAAGGATCTGGGAGGCAGACAGCCGGAGTTTGAAAAGGCTGATTCCTATGACGTAGAAGCGTTTTTTTCCTGAAAGGAGGTGATGGAATGATCTACGGTTCGATAATATGCCTTGGTGATAGCTTGACTGAGGGAAGTAGAGATGAACGATGGAGGGGCTACCCGATAGAGCTGGAGCTGTTGCTGTACAGTAGGCACGGCCAGAATTGGAATTGTATCAATGCTGGGGTGGCTGGGGAAATATCGATAGAAGTCTACAAGCGAGCATACGATGTTGTACGAGGCTATCCAGAGGCTGCCGAGCTGGTCCTGTTAGTCGGGACGAACGATGCGAAAATGCAGGTGAGGACACCGCCAGATAGGTACTCGGAGCACGTGGAGGCGATTTTAAGGATAGCTCAGAGATTTGATAAGGTGTCGTATTTGTGTACGATCCCAGATCTTAGTGGTTTTGGAGCGCCTGATTTCTGCGACCAGGAGATGATTGATGAGTATAATGAGTATCTCCAGGCAATCGCCGCTGGCTGGAAGATTTCACTTGTTGATCTACGAGAGTTGCCAGACAGTTGTTATGCAGACGGAGTGCACATGAATAATAGCGGGTACAAGATGATAGCGGAGAAGGTAGCTGATGCAATAGAAAGAAGGCGTTTGTATGGTGTGAGAAGAATGGTAACGAAAAAAACGAAAATCCTGGAGGGATGAAATGAAAGTTTTAATTACTGGAGGCGCGGGCTTTCTCGGTGGCTACATTGCCCATGAATTACAGGCAAGAGGGTACAAAGTTGTCATTACGGATATTGACGATTCAAATGCAGATGAAATTATTGACGATATGGGGCCGGAGGAGCCGATTTGGTTTTCGAAGGTAGATGTTACTGATCCTGAAGGTATGAGGAAGCTGTTGGCTGAATTAGAAATTGAGGAAGTTATCCACCTAGCCGGTATTAGCCACACGGTAGCAGCTGCTCTCGGGCAGAGGGCTGCCTGGATGCCTGGTACTGTTGGATTGGCCACGATTCATGATGCTATAGCTGACAACAAAGCTCTCGGTGTAAATAAGGTACGAAGGGTGTCGATTTCCAGCTCAAGTCTGCTGTCAGGCATGTTCCAGGAGAATGAGAAAGGTAAGGTAGCGAACGATGAGCAGCGGATTTTATTGTCGGATTGCTACCACCAGTATGTGGATAACAAGTTGGGCATGGAGATGATTTGTCACGACAACTGGTATCAATTTGAGGTTCCGTTCTCTATCTTCAGATTTGGGACGCAGTATGGACCGAGGATGCGTAGGAACATAGTAACGTGGTATTTTGTCCGCAATGTGCTGCTTGGGAGGCCGATGGTAATTCATGGAGATGGTACACAACAAAGGCAGCATTTTTACTGCGAAGATCTTGCCAGGGGGGTAGCAACGATAATTGACAATTTTGACGTTTTCAAGAATAGAACTGTAAGCATAGTTCCGGAGCACATGACGTCGGTGAATGAGATAGCTGATGCCATTACAGAGGTAGTCCCTGGGGCGGAGAAAAGATATGTGGAGTCCAGGACGATTGATGCTAGGGTGAAGCAGATAGAACAGTCACTCGAACTGACGGCAGCAGGCTGGCTTCCAGAGGTTGGGCTCATAGAAGGGCTGGAGAAGACTGTAGAATATTACAGAAAGAGGATGGAACTCGTTACTGCGGGTTTTGACGAAAGGGTAAAGGAGGGGAACTAATGAAGAATGCGGTCTTTGTTATGGGGACGAGGCCGGAGATTATTAAGCTTTGGCCTGTAGTAGAAGCAGCAAGGCGAAATATGCGGGTCAAGGTTCTGTTTACCGGCCAGCACTTCAGCAGTGCGATGGGCTTAAACGTTTTTGACGAGTTGCAGTATCCTTTGGAAGACGTTGTTATGTTGGAGATGAGTACGTTCTTTGGGGAGAGTGCTCAGCATATGAATGGCGCAGATATAGTCTTTGTTCAAGGCGACACGACCTCCACTGTACTTGGAGCGTTAGCCGCTGTCCATCGCAAGATTATGCTTGTACACGTAGAGGCTGGCCTGAGATCAGGAGACTTCAGAATGAGAGAGGAACGGAATAGGATGATGGTGGATCATGCCTCTGACCTGCTGTTCTGTCCTCTCATAGAACACGAAGACACCTGTATAGATGAGGACTGTGAAGGAGAGACGTTTGTAGTAGGTAACACAGTGGTTGACGTTATTGATGCCTGGAAGGCAAAAAGACGCGAAGGTGGAAGTTGTTTAGTGACACTGCACAGAAGCGAGTTGGTGGCGAATCCGTGGCTGTTCCAGCATACGTTGAATGCAATCTCAGATTTTATAAAGGAGATAGGAGCAAGAACGGCGATCTACCCGGTCCATCCCTTTACGCACAGGATGATTAGTCAGCATAGTATCCAGATGCCGAATGAAATTGTTATGGCGATGCCGTATCTACCGAGGAAAATGTGGGAGGCGATAGCGAATGCTCCATTTGTTTTCACGGATAGTGGAGGCATTCAAGAAGAGGCATGTATCCTTGGAGCAAGATGTTTTACTGTGCGCCCGAATACGGAGAGGCCTGAGACGATCGTGTGCGGAGCGAACGTTTTAATCGAGCCTGAGAGGTCAGAGCCAATGCTGAAGAAGATGTTAGAGGCCAAGCATGCTAAAGCATGGAGCCACCCGTACGGAACTGAAGTGGGGAAGACGATAGTGGCCGATTCGCTGCAAGCGCTTGCAAAGTAGGAGGTTTGAGTATGGCAAAAATGAGACTGAAAAACAAGAAAGCAGAGAAGGTGCAGACCAAGAGAGTCATCGGGAAAAGTATCAAGTGGGATCACGGAGATGTAGCAGATATTCCTATCGGACGCTTGGAGGCGAATCCATGGAATCCGAATGAGATGTCACCTGACGAATTTGATATGCTTTCTGAGAATGTAGAAGATGTGGGCTTCCTTGATTACCCGTTGGTCGTGCCAATTGAGGAAGGGAAGTTCAGGATTATCGACGGAGAGCACCGTTACGAGCAGCAGAGGCTACTGGATGCAGAAAGTGTGCGGTGTATTGTCGCAGCCCCTGATAGGATGGATGAGATAGAACAGATGAGGCAGACTGTCCGAATGAATAAGATCAGGGGCAAGATTTCTCCGAGGAAGTTTACGAGTTTTGTTGAGAAGTACATGGAGAAGTCCCAGGTGGAGCCAGAGGAGCTGCCTCACGATCTGGGCTTTGTGGACATGGACGAGTTCGAGGAGCTTATAGATCAGGCGCGGGAGTCTCTGCCAAGTGATGATATGAAGAAGGATTTTGATGCTGCCAGAGAGGAGCTGAAGACGATTGATGATTTAAGTTTGCTTCTTAACAGGCTGTTTACGAAGTACGGAGATACCCTTCCCTTTCATTTTATGTTTCTCGACTTTGGAGGTAAGAATTGTATCTGGGTTAGAATGGATCCGAAGGGGTACAAGTTGGTGCAATCGCAGGCGCGGGAAGTTCAGTCGCACGGCTTCACGTTCGATTCTGTAGTTGCACGGATGATCCTGTTGATGGACGTAGATGAGTTCGTTGACCAGCATAAAGACTTCCTGGAAGAAGTAGAGGTGCCAACTACCGGAGAAGTCGATGCGATAGATGATTTAATGGATTAGACGATGGAAAATGGAAAAGAGCAAGAGGTCCTAAGCATAGAGGACCAGACGGAAGTTACCGGTGCGACGAGGATGAAGCAGTTGAGAGAAGCCTGCAAGTCTAAGAAGGGTGGACGTCCCCTGTGGCTTGCGGAACTGAGTGATAGACAGTTGGCGGAGGTTTACCACAGGCTGAAGATTGGGCAACCGCCGAATCACATAGTAAACATAGCTCAGCGGGATTGGGGAGTCCGAAGAAACTCAACGGCGAGATCCCTGTGGAGGTCTGTAGTTGCCTTTCGAGACAGAGTTTTAGCAGACCTGCAGCAGCTGAGAGGGGAAGGAGGGAAGTCGGTTTTAAAGAGGAAGGGAAAGCGAATATACGAAAGGCTTGATGCCATGGGCTCGAAAAGGTGGCTGATTAACGTACAGCTTGAAAGAGTAGAATTGCAGTATGCCCGTGAAAAGCAGATGGGAATGCCTCTGAAGGCGACGGATAGAATGGTGAGGGTAGCGGGCGAACTGCTCGACAGCTACATAGGCCGGGCAATAGAACTTGGCGTACTCGACAGCAAGCCCTCAGAGTTCAATTTGAATATAAAGCACAGATTTGACGGTTTGGTAGCCAACACGATTCAGGGTGGTGGCGTAGCGATGATTCAGGCCACGAATGACTTCCTGGATATGGCTGAGAAGAAGGCGTTGACGTTGGCACTCGATGACGAGGGTCATTACACCCTTGAACCTCCAGAGGAGGAGGAAGAAGAGGAGGCTGAAGACGATGCCAACGTGGACGAGAGCTGAATCTAAGGTACTGCCGGTAAGTGCTGCGGTAGGGTACGCCCTCCAGGCAGCGAAGAAGAATGGACTGTCGATGCGTGAGGAAGAGATGATGAAGCTCCTTGTCTCCTCATGTCCAAAGTTGGAAGTGGATGGTGTAGCTCATGTACGGTTAGGAGACGCCCACGGCTTCTTACTGAATTTACAGAAGGCAATAGAGGCCAAGGATTCAAGCTGGCTTCTGCAAAAAAGGGGGCTGAAGGTAGAGCGGGTAGCGGACATAGAAGAGTTTGTGGAGTCGGCGGATTTTCTGAACCAGAAGGGGATCATCAGGCCAGTGATTAAAAGCGAGCTGTACCGACTATTCACGACTCCAGGTTATGTGGAAGCAGTCCTTACTGGAGCTATAGGAATAGGAAAGAACTTTTTTGCGAATGATTCGATAGCTTACATGCTGTATGTGCTAAGTTGCTATCACAACCCGCAGCTGGAGTTTGAGTTAGCTCCAGGAACTCAGATCAAATTTATTATGCAAAGTAAGACGTTGACGCTGGCGAAGAAGGTAGTGTTCGAAGAGTTTGCGGGAATGCTTAAGTACTCGAAGTATTTCCAGGAGCATTTTACGTATGACACCCAGATAAAGTCTGAGCTTCGGTTCCCGCATCAGATTACGGTAATGCCCGTAGGAGGATCTGATACGTCAGCACTTGGAATGACTGTCTACGGTGGTATCATAGACGAGATGAATTTCATGGAGAGGGTATCAGATAGTAAGTATACGCGGTACACAGGTGAGGATGAATACGACCAGGCACAGAGACTGTATTCCACGATTATACGAAGGATGAAGTCGAGGTTCATGCAGAAAGGCAAGGTCCCTGGGAAATTGATGCTGGTGTCATCGAGGAATTATCCTGGAGACTTTACCGATCGAAAGATAGAGGAGGCCCGACATGATCCGTCCATCTTCGTGATGAGCATGAGCCAGTGGGAAGCGTTACCAGCAGACAGATTTTCTGGGGAGATGTTCCTGGTCGAAGTCGGCAACGAGTTTAAACAGACGAGGATTGTGCCAACGCGGGAGGCTGCCAGGGATGTAGAAGACGTGGTGGAAGTACCGGTAGAGTACAAGCCGGAGTTTGAAAGGGACATAGATGCTGCATTGAGGGACCTGGGAGGGATAGCTACGGGTACAAGAAGACCGTTTATCCCGTACAAGGAATTGATTGTTAAGGCTCAGGATGATTTTGTTGATGTGACTGGAGGGAAGCAGCTGTTCCGGCTTGATGAAGTGGTACTGACAGATATTTTTCCAGCTGATGAAGATCCGACCACATACGATTTTTGGGATCTGGTGGACGAGACGTATATTGAAGATTGCATTCTCGATAAACGCCAGATCTTTGCAAGCCATATTGATGTTGGACTGACGGGGGACGCAGCGGGAATTGCCATTGGGCGTATTGTGGCCTACAAGCTCCTTCCTTCAACGAAGTTCTTTAATGAGCGTACGAACGAGTTTGTGGAGATTGCTGACATACGTGCACCGGTATATCAGTTGGATGGTGTTTTGAGATGTGTGTCTGCCCCTGGGGATGAAGTAGATTTACAAGTTGTGCGAGATCTGTTGATGTTCCTACGTGGGGAGTTGAACCTGAAGTGGGCAACGTTGGACTCATATCAGTCGGCTATGTTGATTCAGTCGTTTAGGAAAGCCAGGATGAGATCCGGTGTCCTGTCGGTTGATACCTCGATAGCGCCTTATACGGAGTTGAAGCTTGCGGTCAAAGATGAGCGACTGTATATGCCACAGCATGAGATCCTGGCTAAGGAGATGAGGGAGATAGAGAAGCATAAGAAGAAAGAGAAGGTTGACCATCCTCCGGGAGGCAGTAAGGACTGCTCGGATGCCGCCGCTGGAGTTTGTTACATCCTCCAGCATAAAGAAGCCTCGTATGGAAGACCCGTGGGGAAAAGGAGGAGGAAGAATGCTGCAGCAGAAGAGGAACGAGTACGAAAGATCCGAGTGCAAGGCAAGAAGAGGCTCCGTGCGACAATCGTTTAGCTAAAAAAGCTGTAATGCGTTAAAATCATTAAGAAAATGGGCTGTTACAGAAATGGACGTTGATGCACGAAAGCAAGGTAGCGAATACTACCACACAAAAGATGGGTGATTTTCAATTAGACGCGCCTGTGGTTGGACCGTACGTTGAAGAATAAAGTTCGTTAGAAGGGAGGTGAGGAAATGACGATAAGGCATTTTAATTCTGGTCCGGAGCTGCGGAAGGCCAGACGTGTTATGGCGAAGTTTATGACCAAGGTTAAACAGCGGATGGAGAAGAAGATAGCCAAGGACCGGAAGTACATTAACTGGTTTGACACGTCTGAAGAAGGTCTCCTGGACCGACGCAGAGAGTTAGTGAAAAGTATCAAAGAAGGCATGCTGGAGAGGAAGGATCTGGAGATTGATATAGCCGTGAACGCATGCTTTGTTTGGTTTACCAGATTGGAGGTGGAGCAACGAGAACAGATTCTACGAGAGTGGGGATAGACGATGGTAAGTCACCTTGATATTCTCGATTTGGAAAGGGGTAAGCTCTGCTGCTTTGGCAAGCCCGTTTCAGTTAAAGTAGACTTTGAAAGAAATGATAGAATTTGGTCCTGCGGAGTTTGTGGAGACAAGTTGCTGGTGGTGCCTGAGTCGATGGTTTGGGAGATGGGCACTACGGAGGTCAGTGGCTTGGAGAGGCATTTGTTGAATGCTTGTAGAAGACACAGGAGAGAGTGTCACGCAGGTAACGGAGCCAGTCGCGGTGTTCCTGACGTTAGGTGTATACGTTTTTTGAAAGGGAGGGGTTTAG